CTTAATTCGCACTCAGCCCCAACAGGCGGCAACCCTTTACCATTCCATTTTTTCATATTATTTAACTCCTCAACCCTATCTTCAAACTCTTTGCGGGTGCATATGTGCTGCCATGATGGGCCGAAATATTCAGGGTATTTATAAGTTCGATACTTACCTCCGCCCCAATAGGGGTTGTTAAAGGTAGATTTAATTAAATAGTTCAAGCCATTAATAGTAACGGGGTACACGCCACCCAAATCATCAATAGCCTTATCAATCATTTGTTGTTTGTTCATAAATCACCCTTAACTATCTCAAAACACCGTAAAAACTCTTTAGCTGACGAGCCTTTGATTGTTGCTTTTTCAAAATACATATCATTGATTATTTCGATTAAATCTATTCCGTTATCATCTCCCCATGCATCATCAAACTCAACATAACTATCCTCTTGCCAAAGCCTATATTTACAATCTTTACCATTGGTTATTTTTGCTAACATTTTCACCTCATCCAAATTAAAAAACCCAAATACAGCTTACACCATATTTGGGTTTTAGTGGTATGACCAGTGTTTACTTGGCCGATTTCTCTTTTACAACTTCGATTCCATCGACATTACTCAGCTTGTCGATTTCTTCTTTGTCGTCAGTCTCGTAGACTCCAGCGCTTAGTGTGATGATGCGAGACTGCATCATCACTTGTATATCGCGCTTTACGTCAAACTTCATTACGACAATGTGGCGCCGTATAAACGAGCCATATGCGTTTTAGATTGGCGAACTTCCATTGCAAAGTCACCGATAACACGCACACGCTGCCCATCTTGTCCTGGCTGCGTTGCGTCTAGTGTGCGCCATGCCCCGCTTGCATTAGCGTTGTTAGCTTCCATCGGCTTGATAGAGATTGCGCTCTTATCAAACATCAGCACCTCATCGACAGCCAAGTTGGTATCGATTACGATGTTAGTAACGTTACCGATTAACGGCAAGTCAGAAGGTAAGCGGTTTACAGCGCCTTCATCGTTTGACCAATCAGCTAAGCGTTGACTGTTATAGTTTGCACCAACCAAAGCATTTAACTTACGGGCCAGTGGTATACCTACAGCGATAGTATCAGCCATGCCGCCACGGGTTACGATTTCGGCATTAAGGTTGTTCAATGCGTCAAGCGTTAACACACCAGAGTTGTTAGTGTTGATTGCGCCAGATTGCGATAAGAAGTAACGCAAGCCACCAGTATAAGTTACGGTATCGCCGCCAATTGTAGCCGTTGCTTTGCGACCACGGATAAGCGCTCTATCCATCTGCGTAGCTAACTGGCGAATACGCTCAGCAACTTGGAATTGCAAATCGTTGGTATCACCCCATTGCATAGTAGCCAATGCGCGACGCGACATTTCAACAGCAGTGTCCATAGTCTGAAAATAGTTTTCCATTTTCTCAGGCTGATAGATGCCATCGTTAGCGGCCAATGAGTTTTCTTCACGGCCTACAGAATCGATGGTCAGCACTTGAGCCAAAGTCAATGCAGCGGCAGTGGTTCCGCCAAATCCACGGACAACGGTTAATGCATCGGCAGTTACCGCAGTAACCAACATGATTTCTTCCGAGCCAGTTGGCGAGATAGTCATGCCTGCGCGGAACTTAGCCCCGTCGCCAGTCGCCACGTTTACAGTGGTTGCGCCAACTAAAGCGGTAGCAGATGTGACGGACGATGTTGCGTCAACTCGAAAGTCTAACCAGCCCATTTTATAGCCGTCATAAGCTGCCATAGGGCTGGCAAAGTTAACTATTGATAAAATACCAGTGCGGTTTGAACGTGCAATTTCAAACGCGCCATTGATTACTTCTTGATTTAATGCGGATGCCAATAACCCGCTTGTGATTTCGTTAGCCATGATGACCCTCTATATTTTGATTGATGCTTTTAAAAATCCTGCCATGTCGCCTTTTTTACGGGCTTCATCAGCGGTTTGGTTTTTAGCTATAGGGGCACCGCCGCCATTATTGCCATTTGCGCCGCCAGTACCATGAGTATTGACAGTCGCTTTTACTAAGTGCGGGAATTCTTCAAGCACAAGCTTTTCAAATCCTGCTCTATCTACAGACAAGGCACCGCCATTGTCATCAAGAAAATACTCTTTGCCCGTTTCAGCGTCTACTTTAACGCGATCAGACAGTAATTTTTTAAGGCTCTTTGCGGCTCGTTCGTCAACCGCTTTTGATGCCGCAATAGTTTCAGCAATGCCGGACGCTTTTGTATCCGCTTGCTTTTGCGTCATCTCTTTTGTGACAGCCTCACGGGTTTCTTTTTCTACCCGCTCTTTTAGGTCTGCCATCTGTTGTTCGTAGCGCTCTTTAATCGCTTTGACATCGCCTTTACTTTCTGCGTCTGCAAGTGCTTTGTCGCGTGCCGCCTGTATTTCAGCGGCTTTAGCTTGCTCTGATGCTGTCATCTTGGATTCGATGTCTTTGTATTTAGCATCGAGATTATCCAAGCTAGACTTTAATCCTTTTACTTTAAGCTCAGCTTGCGGAACATACGCCCCTTCATGCTCAACATAATCGGATTTTACAAAATCAGGCAAATCATTAAATTGTTCGGTTGTTAACGCCATTGGGTACTACCCTCTTTTCATTCATCCAAGCCAATACACAGTATTAGCGCTCATGCACAATGATAAACCTAATAGGTTTAGTAGTCAAACAGTGGTCATACCAGTTGTTCGTTTTGTTTGTGATAGCATCTAATAAACAAACAAACTAAAGAGGTTTTTATGATTGGAGCAAAAATGAAGTACGTAACTTTCGATGGCCATAATGGCGAACAAATAATAATTTTCCCTAAAATTATACAGCACTCAGTTATGGCTGAGGATGTAGCAAGATCATCATTTGGAGGCATGCGACCAATATCTGCCGGATTTGTTGTTGGTGGACAGTGCGTAGGGGAAAGCGAAAGTCTAAGAATGAAATCTAGGCTTGATGTTGACACTGCTTTAATAGAAAGACTGCTTGATATTGAAGAATGCAGAAATAAGCCAATTGATGATATACCTATATTATCAGTGAAAAATATGAAGATAAGTAAGAATAAAGCTAAAGCGCTGCGCAAAAAAGGAATAAGCACAAGATAAACTGGTCAGACCAGTAATGCAAATAAAGTGTGTTAAGGTTGTGTCTGGAATTAATTGATGAGGTGAATATATGAAATACGGAATTAGTAAAGTTGTTTATGGTGAAGATAATATTGATTCTGCTACGTGCATGCTTGGTGATGGCATGACAAGGATTGCGTCAGTTGGTTTTGACGCAGGCCATGTGGGGTTGTGTTTGTTAGAAGTAGCAACGTTGACAGTAAGCCATTTGAAGTGCTAGCAAATGGCGAGTCTGAAATCGCGGTGAATAAATCACCTGACGACCAAAAAATATACATCCTATTTGATAATGAAAAAAGTATCGATGCATTGATTTTTCAGTTGGAGGAATCAAGAAAGATGTTATTAGCAAAAGCTATCGGCATAACAGCGGAGGATTTGAAATGAACGAATACGGCAAACAAATATCATTAGAAGCGGCAAGCGCATGCATGAAAGCGTACAAGATTCTGAATGATATAGACCATAACGTCAGCATGTTAAACGGCTTAACTATGGAGCCACAAACGATAACCGCAATAAAAGACTTACTTATTGCGACTTATGAGAGTTTAAATGAAAAGGCTAACAAATGACCCACTACCACAACGAAAGACAAGAGAGACTAGAAGAACTACGCAAGCAGCATGCGGAGTTGATTGTGGATGAGAAAAGATTGGATGATGAATCCACCGCCATCGAACTATGCGAAAAACTCAATAGCGGGGAGGTGGTGCTTTAATCAGTAATTCCACCACCACCATCATCCTCAGCTAGTATCGTATCAACGTCAGATACGGTTACCCCACCGCGAACAAGTATACGGACAGCTTCGGGTCGTCCGTATAATCCACTCAAGAAGTTGTCACGAATTTCCTTTTGCTCCTGAGATGTCAACTTACTACGCGCAAAATCTGACGGTAAATTGATTTCAATCATATCGAGATTATCTTCGATATTATCCTGACTGATTACGCCCTCAAACATTAAGCAGTATAAACACATGCGTCTAAATGCGTTTTCTAAGTTGTCAACAAGCGTTACAAGTCTGCTTGTTACTTCGCTTGATTCGTTTTCGCTTTGTGTTGCTGTCTTAGTTGATTGTCCATTTTCTGACGGCCAAACTCCACCGTAAGCCGTTATTTTAGATTTGTTAGCATCGAAGTAGCGTTCGAACCCTTCTAGCGTTATGGACGGGTTGAGCGTGTCCATGGTAACGCCCATGGGTAGATTGTTCATAGCACGAGCACCAAAAGCGATATAATCACGCCCTTGGTTCATTGTTTGAAATTGCTCCCAACCTTGATCCGTCCATCCTGCTGTATAACTAGTCGGGCAAATGTTTTTGATTGTTTCTTTGTAGTCAGCGCTGACTCGATAACGCTCAAGGCAAGCAGTGGCGATAGGTGAAATCATACCAAGTTGTTTAGGCATTTTGCCCGGCTGTAATTCTGAGTCAGATACAATGTGAACAGGCAACCATTTAAGCGCCTTGCCACCTACCGTTACATAATTCATCGGCGCCGACTCTTGCGTCAAATTGTCATTGTCAAATTTCTGCCAGTAGTACGCCCCGTCATCGTCCAGAGCCAATACTAGGTATTCAGTCACATCTTCACGCGCGCCTGATTTGACGTTTAACTCTGAACGGCATTCAACGAGTTTTAAATAGGTCAATTGCAATATGCCATTCATGCGCCTAAATGACCAGTCAACAACAGACTCACGGGTATAAGATTTGATTGCTGCGCGGATATTACGATTCTTTGCTGCTTCGGCTGATAAGTTTTCACCCGCCACCGGAGCGTTTAGGTATTCAGCCACTAGCACATGCCAACCAACTTGCATGACATTCGACGCTGTTTGCTCAATTAATCCGGTTAAGCTGGTGCCATCATTATCAGAGTTTTCAATCAGGTAACTAATACGGTCGGGAAACTCAGTAAAATCAGTTTCGTTAAACTTCATTCGCCCTAGCCATGACTTCAAAGTTTGGCCTGCAATTTCATCAAATTCAGCGCCGCACAAATATTCATAATAACGTTGAATAGCTGTCTCGCTGGTCTTATCAACACTCGAAGGATGAGGCAATAATTCATAGCCAGTAGCCTTAACGAAATGACTACCAAGCACTGCAGCACGAAGCGCCTTGATAGCACCCTGCATATCTGTGTAATCTTGGTTGTTGATAATTGATGTTGTCGTGGTCATGATAAAGCCCTGATAATTTTGTTTAGTATAACGTAAAGGCTAGTGGTAAGACCAGTATCAATTATTTTTCGTGTATAGTTTATGTGAGATTAATTGAATAGGATGACTAAAATGAAAGATATAGACTTTAGTAAATCAAAAGCTGGCGTAATGCTTTGTTCTTTTGATAAAACATTAGAAATAATGCCAGAGTTAAAAAGCATAATTGATGAAGTGAGGCCAATGTTAGAAATGGACGAATCAGAATATGTAATTGATGTAAAGGTACATATGCTAATGCCTGATTCATTTCCATGCATACCAAACTGGCATTATGATTTTCTACCAAGGGACTCAAATGGTGAGCGATGCAAAGGGAATAGATCTGATTTAAAAATGTATATGTGGATAAGCGGCGAGCCTTTAACAGTATATAAAGACAGGAAAACAGGCAAGGAATATACAAAAGAATGCAAGAAGTGGCACTCTTTCACCCAATACGACATGCACCGAGGCGATGTATCAAAGATACATACTTGGAGGTGTTTTATAAGGGTAATTCCAAAGTCATTTATCCATGAAACAACAATAAATGTAGGTGAAGAGAGGAGGCATATACAAGTTTACTGCGACAGTTCAAAGTTCAGGTGGTGAATGGTATTACCAAATTATAATAAAAATTAACGTATAGTTATGGCTGGATTGATAATTAATGAGGTGAATTATGATACACAACATAATTAAAGTAGATGGCGTGGAGTATCAGGCAGTTATGAATAAACATACTGATTATGATAACTGTAAATCATGCGCGCTTAATTATAATTGCCCAGAAGAACCGTTATGCACACCTCATGAAAGAAGGGATAATCAAGACGTAATCTACAAGCTCAGGATCAATATTAATGATATTGGGAGTAAAGCATGAAAATAATTACACCAGAGGAAATACAGCAAATAGTTAAAGAAGAATCCGAGAAAGCCAGAAATGAAAGCATGACAGTTGAATGCGCAATACAAAAAACCATTGCAAACTCGCTAATCAGGATATTAATTACAAACCAAGCCGCCTAAATACCTCTGCGTCTCTAACTCTCAATTCATCGATTGTTAGTTGGCGCAGGGTCATGTCACTAAACGATGAAAGCGACAATTTCCCATCTAAAAATAATTTAGTCCTAGTCGCACCCAATACATCATCAACGAACCAACGAGGCTGCTCTCGTAACCATGTGTCGTACTTGGTAGATGTTTTCAGCCTGTCAATGTCAAATGTGTCTAGGTCTTTGCGTCCGCGATACTTTGGTTTTTTACCTGTTCTATTTTCGCGTTTCTCGAATTTCTCGCGCGCTTCTTTCGTGTCTTTACCACCTACCGCTGGACGCAATCCGTCTGGCATTTCTTGACCTTCGACTAGGTGTAAAATTATTGTGCGGCAATTTATATGAAACGGCGGCATACCTATTGGGTTTTCACCTAAAGGCCAGCCATCATGATAGTGCGCATCGATAGACATGCAAATTTTTGATAGCCTATTATCAAAAGTGACGAATGGAACTTCACGGGCTATCAAATGCTTGTTATGTTCAGCCATTTGCTGCCGACCCTGATTAGAATAAAAAGCCGTACCTGTTCTAATTAAAAACTCAGCATCGCGTCTCAATATCCCATCAACCATAGGGCGTAAATCATTAACCATCTCGTTAACTGTCGAGCCGTTTATATAGCCCTTTTTAACCGTGTTTTGCACTGCATCAATAAACGAACCTTGGTTTTTAGCGACATACTCAGCCCATGTGCCGACCTGCGAACGCTGCCCAGACTCAAGCGCCATTAACGCCTTATTCATCCAATCACTAACTTGTTGCTGTGGTGGCGTTCGTAATCTTACATCAGCATAGCCGCCAATCAGTTGAGCGTAGTAATTCGACTCATAGACTGCTAACTCTGTTAACTCGTCCGTGGATACCTGCCAAGCGCTATCTGTGGAATCCTGAATAGCCCTAGCAATAGCTCGATTGACAGCGGATAATTTCGACACACTACCAATGTTTTCAGCGTCCAACAGGATTAAGCGAACGGCTTTATATGCCTCAGCGTAAGACGGGTATATGTTGGCTTTGAGTAGGTTTGTGGCTACCCTGCCCAAATAGATTGAGTGTTTGTCGAGGTCGTCGGCTATTGGCATTTACGCAATACTTATCGTAATAAACGAAAACAGCCAAATGATTAATTCAATTAGTGCCCATCCAACTATTCCACAAACTATCGCTAAAATAACTAATGTTTTACCAAATCCCGTGTAATTCATAATCAATCATCAAACCTCAAACCTCATACTATCCAAATTAAAAACATGAACCTTTCCACCGGTGTAGATATCTCGCGTTGCGGCATACTCAACGGCTTCTTTTGCTGACCTACCAAAGTCTAAGGCGGCTAAAGCTAATTGAGCGCCACTTCCGTACGCCTCGTTACAAATGAGAATATCCTCGTTGAATACACCTTCATGCACAAAGACATTGTAAACTTTCCCATCTCTAACCATTATACCTGAGCAATCAAGCACTATGCCATCAAGGCCTGTTAGCTTGTAGTTTTCGTAGTTATCAATAAAGTGCGGTATGTCACACGTCGAGCCGCACATAACAAAAACCAACGAGCCTTTAAATTTTATCTTATCAAAACAGTCGTTGTAAAACCCACTGTTTTTAGTCATTCGGCTATCAACTGCTATTTTCCTGTTTTCGTGGTCATATACAATTGTGGTCATCCGCTTAAATCCTTAACAATATTCGCCAACAATCTTATCATCTCTTGCGCATCCCCGCGATAACATTCGCCATTTGCTAGGCGTCGAATGTCGGCAATGCAGATAATGTGCGCCTTGCCGTCAATATTTGCGACAATGTGTGGTTGAAGTTTGGATATTTCGGTCATTATTTGATTATTGAGCAACCCATATTCTGCTAGATAAAACTGCTGCGTATGACTCCATAAAGCCATGCTGCTTAATCATTCTCGATTGCTCGATGTCATCCAATGCTTTGAATATTGGGTTGCTATGGATAAACGAGCCAAGAGCTTCTGTTTTTTGCTTCAAATCTCTAAACTCAATCTTCATTCTTTCGATATGTTCACTCATATATAGCTCGCCTGTATTGTTAGTTAGCTGGTTGGTTTATGACTTAACATTTCTGCTCTAATTGCATGGTGTGAGAGGTCATTTGTTGATTATACGCCAGAGGTCAGACCACTTCTAGTATTGAGTTGTGTTAAAATAAAGCTGCGGCTAGGTTAGCTACCGAAAACCAGAACACCAACTGACTGCCGCACTAATTTCAATTGGTGAAAAACTATATGGTGATAGTTATGAAAAGTTCAATTTTTGGCGTGGGTACTAATGATGCAAATTATTCCGTAAGACCAAGGGGTGGAGAAAAGAGGTCTATATGCAGGTTTTATAGCGTTTGGTATGACATGATAAGAAGATGTTATTCAGATAAATACCATACAAAAAGACCAACTTACAAAGACTGCACGGTATGCGAGGAATGGCTGACATTTAGCAATTTCAGAGCGTGGATGGTTGCTCAAGACTGGGAAGGCAAAGAGATTGATAAGGATATTCTTGTTAAAGGAAATAAAGTTTATAGCCCTGAAAATTGCGTGTTTGTTGATCGAGCATTGAATTTATTTACTACAGACCATGCCGCAGGAAGAGGCGGCTATCCTATAGGCGTTCATATTAATGGTGACGGATACATTATAGGGCAATGCAGTAATCCGTTTTCAAAAAGCAGGAATGCTAGATTAGGAGTCTACCATACCACAGAAGAAGCTCATCAGGCATGGAAGAAAAGAAAGCACGAGATAGCATGCAAATATGCCGATTTACAATCGGATGAAAGAGTTGCTAATGCTTTGAGGAATAGGTACTCATCGGACCACTTGAACGATAAAAGTATGGTTTAATAGCGTCACTGAAACAAAACAACCAAGTGAGAAAGATTGTGAACATTACTGAATTAGCTACATCAATGAATGTAACAACTGGCGACGTATTGAGCTTAATAAATATGGTTAAAAATTCACTTGAGCAAGATGGCATGAAAGATATATTTTTAGGCATGGGTGAAGAAGATATAGTCAATACCACTCTTGCTTACGTTTCAGCAGAAGTTAAAAAGTTTAGCAATTTTTGTATGTCAATTCTTACTAACACAGAAAAGAAAAGCGCATTTGAGCAATATATGTTTTATATGATAAAGGAATCGTAATGAACACAGAACAAAAGTTTACTGAGATAGTTGAAAAGTTTAAAAAGGAAGCATTATCAATAGTCGGCGATGCAATAGCGGATTTACATTGTGAATGGCTTCCTTATGTTGAGTCTGATACTGAACTAAATGTAAACTCTCGAACAGAAGAAGTTATAAGGCAAATAATAGAGGGTAAATTTACCGTTAATGACAATGTAATAATAGTTCCTAGCAATAGCGTTAGTTGCAGAATAATGATTTCAACAAATGGGTTTTATACATGCATGCTAGATAAGATTGTTGAGTCAATGCCTGAATGCCCAAAGGACTTAAAAATAAAGAATTTGGAGGAAAGAATAAAAATGATTACAGAGGATAGTTTTAGATGATTCTAGAATTACCACCTTACGCCCGCGCATTACCCAACGATGCGCGGATGAACGCAAAAGAGCTGGCCCAGATAATGGGCTGTACAACTAAATCAATTAGCCGCTTAGTCAGCGAGGGTAAATTCCCCGCGGCTGATGGCTATCATCACAAGTCTAATTCTGGCGCGAGAAAAGACCGGCATTTGTGGTCAATGAAGATATTGAGGGAGTTTGAGAGTGAAAACAATTGAGTCGCAAATGAATGATAGAGGGTATGTAAGGGTTTATGGAATGGCTCAACTTAATGATGTCATTGCAACGCGAGCATCACAAGCTGTTTTGTCAACAAAATTAACTGATAACAAGGCGTTGAATGAATTTAATTACGGCGACTTCAACGAGTGGGAAATTTATAGAGAGGATGCCAAATGAACAAAACAATAACAATGCCGCTTGAAGAATATGAACGGATGGTGGCGAATGAAGGTAAGCAGTTTGAATATACATTTAGTGACCAAGGTGTATTTATTCCAGTTAAACTGTATATTGAACTGGTTAATGCGCATCCTGATTATGATAGTATTGATTTATTAACTGACATAACCAAGCCAGATAAATTTAAGCATGGATTTATTCTTGGAGTAATTATAGTTAATGTAATTTGGGTTATATCTAGCCTGCTTTAGGCCCGCGAGACATTGGCTTCCTATCAACCGGCCATTCATACGCAACACAATAACCTATTGCAGTTGTAATGTGTTGCGTGTCGTTCTTTTGGTCTTCTTGGAATGATGAGCCTTGCTGTAATTGAACCGTTGCCAATCCCTTGTGACACCATGGCGCGGTTTTAGGATTAACATAAAGAGACACATCACCGGACGCTGTTTTAATTTTAGCCCTAACAGCATTTTGACGGTCTTTAATCGCTGGGTGTGACTTAGCAACTCTGCGCTGAAACTTCCAACCGTGAGCGCGTAACACGTCCTCAATATCATTGTAATCTGAGTTATGACCGTGTTTTTCGCCTGCCCTTCCTGCTGGGTCGCCATAAACATAGACGGTTTTGTTTTTGTGGCTCTTATACTTCTCTACAAATTCAAGTGCTGATTGCTTTGATACGGCGCTAATCAATACTATCTCGTCTAACAAATAAAGAGAGTTACCACGATTAACACCAATGGCGCTTGATAGTGGCGTAAAGTTTTGGTCATGCATCCACCACAACAATTCATGGTCTTGTATGGCTTCATCGGTGTAATTATCTGGCGAATAATCCTCATAAATGCGACCGCTTGCAGTCTCGAAAGAGGCTTGAAATTCTTGTTTGTATTGCTTGGTTGACATTACCTTTTTAGCTTCTGCGGCCATCTCAGGAAATATTTCCTCTGTCATCCAGTGAAATACTTCGTACTCGTCACTAACGCCTGTTTTCGCCTTCTCGCACAAATCATAGTAATGGTTTAAACCATCTGGAACACCTAATAACCAACACCAAGCGCGATAATCTGGCCTAGTCGGGTTAACAGTGTTAAGCGCGGGATATATGTTTGCCTCCCATGCGTCAGGCTTAATGTCTGCAAATTCATCAATGCCGCCACCCACCCACGGAATACCCTCGATACGCTGCGGCTTATCAAGGCCGATAACATGTATTTCAGATCCGTTATTCATGTAGATAATCAGGTCTGAGACGTTAGGCTTTTTCTTATGTGTTGCGGATAGCGTGAATGCTAAGAGGTCATCCCAAAATATCTTCTTTGCTTGCGCGTGAGTTGGTGCGGCTGCGAAGTATTGACCGACTATTTTATTGGCCTGCTTTACTAGGAAGCGCTTGAATCGTTCTGTCTTGCCTGAACGTCTACCTGCTGGCACAAGCGGAAACCTAACCCCACGCATTACCGCAGTGATTAGGTTTAATTGGACTGGATGGTCTTTGAGTTCGTACCATCTAGCAATCTGTCTATCTAGTAAGAAGTTGCCAGTTGACATTAATTAGGTAGTTTATCAATCAGGCTTGCGACTGCTTCTACGAGTTTGTCGGCTCCGCTTCCTGTGTCCTCTGGGTTTTGCCTAAACTCCTCTGGCATTCTATTCTTTGTCCAATAGATTAAAGCGGTAGTATCTGGCGGGTAATATTTTACCGTATCCGTTTTTATTATCTGCCCTTCAAACATTTTTATGTCAACGTCAGGATGCGAATAACCAACGGCTCTATGGTACAAAGCCATCTTTACCCTTTCGTTTGCAGGCTCCTTTCCAACCTTTATGGACTCCGAAAAATCTTCGTGTTGAAGCTTCCAAAGGTTTATTGTCGACTCGGAAACTTCGAAGAACTCTGAAAGGTCTCTATCTGTAGCACCTAGCTTGCAAATTTTTTCGGCCTGCTTTGCGTATTCTTCTTTGTACTTTGTCGGCCTAGCCACGGGCTACACTCCTATATTTAGCGCACTGCGCAGATGTTGAGAGTATAGCGCGACAATGCATAGACTGGCAACTAACTCAACGAAACCAATTCGCCATTTTCAAATTCAAAGTATTTATTTCTTAGAGTTAATGCATCTAACTCTGTTGTTTCAAAGTTATCATCCATCCATTGAATACCTTGAGCATCTTCTGGTTTTCCTACGAATAAATACGAATATTCTCCGTTATTCCTAACAACAAAATCAACCTCCAAATCTAAGTAACAATCCTTTAATTTTTCTAGGTCTGTTTTCATTTCACTCCTCCCCATAATAATCAATGCAAAGTTGTTTTAGTTCGTTGGTGGCGTATTTATTGAAAGATTGAAAGAGCCCAAACGGCCTTGGAGTCCGTATAAACCCAGCCAACAATTCAACGTTAACCAAAGCCCAACCACTAACCAAGTCATTAAATTCAACAACATAATCAGGGTAAGCCCCTAAGTTGTCTCTAAAACTGGTCTTGCCTGTTTTATACAATTCGTCTATGTGGCGCTGTGTGTTTGTCATTTTATCCTACCTATCCAAGTGTATTACCCATACCATTAAAACCTAACCTCGTTCGACTCACGAACGATTAGAGCCATATTAACCAATTAACCAAGCCACCAACTAAAATAATCATCCACCAGCACAACGTTTGCTTCCATGTAAACCGTTTTGTGTGGCGTTGGTTGATAACAATATAACTATTTGTGTCTGTCTCGTAGTATCTCATAATCTTAATCCTTTTTGTTTTGACATACTGCGTCGGTTGTTACCCTCTAAAGAGGGCGGTTTAATTTCTTTTCTCTCTGAAAAGAATTGGTCTTGATGGCCACAAATCGCCATTATCAAATATGAAAAACTGTCCATTTGGCCATACTCCGTAATATACGGTTTCTTTATGAATGCCAGTTGATCCAGCTTCTATGGATTCAAATTTACTCCCATCTTTATGGCAATACATCGAATCTTTAAACCCTAAATCTTTTAGTCTAAGGAAAGCATTAAACATTTGTTTTAGCGCATCTGATTCAGATGGCATTTTTTCAGCCCTGCGTTTTTCTTGTTCTTTTGATTCAGATAAAACCGTTTCGTAATCCATCATCTTCCCCTCATTCGTTAATTTCAAAACCTAATCTACCACAAAAACACACTGCGACAACTCCGACCAGTCAAACTACGTAAGACCTACCTTGTGCTTATCCCTTTCTTTCGCAAAGCCTTTGCCTTGTTTTTACTTATAGCTGATCTGGATGACATTTTTAAATCAACAAGCAAAGGTTCGCGCATATTATCGCCATGGTTAGTATCTAATAGTTTGGCGATTAACGCAGTATCTTTATCTAGCCTTGACTTCATTCTCAAGCTTTCACTTTCACCAACACACTGCCCATCAACAACAAAACCTCCTGATATTGCCCGCATGCCACCGAATGATGATTTATGAACATCATTTGCCATAACTGAATGCTGGATAATTTTAGGAAAAATTATTATCTGTTCACCATTATACCCGTCAAATACCACGTACTTCATTTTTGCATTTATCATTATTTACTCCACAGAATTAATTTCCACCGAACAATAACACATGAATTAACGGTTAGTGGTATGACCAGTCAAACAAACCTCCACCCCTTATCCCTCGTCAACATCGCTTTCAAATCATCAATATTTTTATGCACTGACAGCACGGTCATTTCTGTGCCGTCTGCAAGTTTTAGTTTGTGGGTTGTCATTGGGTTGTCCAGATAGGTTTTCAGTATTATATCGTAAATACTCCCAGTTTGGGGTATTTTGGGGCAGTTATACGCCCAGTCTGTAGCCCTTTAAAAATAAGGGTTTAAGTATAAATATATATAAACTGGGGCAGTTACCTTTATTTATTTTATTTCTACTATTTAATTATTTTATACTCATACAAGGACGCACACTGCCCCAAAACGTCAATTTAAGCATAAAAAACAGTAAAATCCCTTTATTAATGCGGCCTAGCGACTGGGCGTGTTTCCCTCCCAGTTTTTAAATTATTTGCCCAAGATGCCCCAGTTTTAATTAATATTAAAAAATCAGTTTGACAGTAGATAAATAAATAAGTATCTTGTGCTTACCATTTTACTTACATTGGCATTTAAATGAAACCTTACGAAATAATACAGCAAGAGCAAGCAGATAACTTGATGAGGCTAATTAAATACGCTGGCAGCAGATCAAGATTAGCCAATGCGCTTAATGTTCATAGGCAATGCGTTTATGACTGGGTTAAGCGCGGGAGAATAAGCGCCACTTGCGCAAGAGAAGCGGAAAAAATAACAAATGGATTTATAACAAAAGAGGATTTAAGGCCAGATGTGGATAAGTGGATTGAGGAATAATTATGTCACATGGAGAAGTCGGCATTGATGATGTTTATGCGTACAGCGATGAAAACGGATGCGGTCACCATATAAGCGCAGCAGCATTAAATAGCCAGCTAATTAAACAAACTAAAATATGGCCTGATGTTATTGAATTTAACCCTACCGCTATCAGCCAAAATATAAACCTCGCATGCAGTCAGCGCGGAGATTTATTAACTGAATACTCTAAGATGATGGCTAAAGTTGTTAGATTTCCAGAGTCCAGCGCGTTCATGCATTGCATGGGGTGCGTAAGCTCGGCTATGACTAAATCATTTAAGTTTAAGCACCATAATTACCATATATACCCAAACATATATGTAGTTATTGGGCAGCCTCCATCAACTGGGAAATCGGGAATTAATCATTACTGCTTCGACCCTATATTCGACTCATACAAAAAATACAACGAAAAAAACAACACTGAAAGAGTTATGTTAGAGCTTGAAATAAACAGGATAGACAAGAAGCTTGATTCAGGGAAGGTAACTGAAGAACATGAAATGATTGAATTAATCGACACTAAAAAGCAAAAACAAGAAAAGCTTGCAAAGGTTGCATATATAAAGCCATCAATAACAAATGCAACTATCGAAGCACTTGAAAAAGAGGCTGGAAGGCAAGGCGGTTTATTTAGCATTATAAGCGACGAGGCAGATAGTATTAACATAGTTCTTGGTGCTGTTTATAGTAAAGACGGTGGTGCAAGCGGTAAAAATAACAGCGAAATAATCCTAAAGGGTTGGGATTGTGGCTATATCAGCACAACAAGGATTGGGCGAGATGGTTTTGACGGGAAAGTGAGGGGAGCTATATCTGTTTTAGCTCAAGCTAATAGTGTTGATACTATTCTAGCTAGCAGTTCAATGGGGCGCGGAATACCTGAAAGATTTTTTTTATTGAATGAGCCTAGCTTGCTTGGACATAGACCAGACCAAAACAAATATAGAGATGTAAACGAGAGCTTAGAGAGGAGGTATAAAAACCTAATTGATAACATTGTTATGGAAAGCGAAGTTATTTTAAATTTCACTCAGTCAGCCGAGTTTGTTATTTCAAATTATGTAAATGGTAATGAGAAAAAGATGGGAGATGATGGGGAATACTCTCAAAACCTATTCACCGGATTTATGGGTAAAGCCTATGACCAATGCAAGAAAATAGCCGTTATATTGCACGTTATGGATAACTGGGAAGATGGCGGACAGAGGTCATTATCAGTAAATGATGACTATGTTTACTGGGCTATATCTATATTCGAGGAGCTTGGAAAAACATTTAGAGCAGCATCCGACAACCTTGGGCATGTTGGGCATAACTCTGAGATGCAAAAACTAATAGAAGTTTTAGCAAGAAGGGCTGAAATGGGAAAGCTAAAGGTAAATATTACATCACTCAGAGATTCAATTAAAAATACAAAGCCATTTGATCAAATTAGATATTTGCAAAAAACACTCAGAAACAAACTATTACCAGCAGCGCAGGATCTTAATTATTGCGTTTTGCATGGTAATACAATTCACATTAATCCGAGGTTGAAATAATGAATAAACTTACATCTTATACATTTTTTTATTACACAATTTTTGACGGAGAGATTCATAGCTATGGAACTCTTGGTGACATTTTAAATGGATTAACTCCAACAAAAAGAATTGCCAACATGTTATGGGTTGAGGAGGATAATGTTTTCGTCTACGCAATTATTGAAGAATCTTATTACAGCTCAGAATTAAAAGAAGTAATGATAAAATCAATGGTAGATTCTATTTTATCAAAGCACAATACAGAGTGGATTAGAGATAGTTTAGATACAAGCATGGAAGCTAGGATAAGAAGAATCAGGGAGAGAAACAAATGACTAAAATCAACACCACCGACCTAATCCAGAGCCACAACATTGTAGACGTAATACAAAAATACGTACCAATCAAAAAAAGCGGCAAGAATTGGTTTGGTTGTTGTCCTTTTCATGCTGAGAAGTCACCATCATTCAGTGTTGACGAATCAAAACAGTTTTATCATTGCTTTGGCTGTGGCGCTCATGGCAATGTTATCAGTTTTGTTATGGAATACTCAGGTATGGAATTTATCGACGCTTGCAAAGAATTGGGCGCAGAAATCGAGTTAATGCCAAGCAAGAAAGTTGAGGCCAATAAGAAACTAGCTGAAAACATTAATCCGCATTTGCCGAGTTATGATAAGCGGGATGCTGAAAAGTGTCAGAAAATGATTGAGGGTTTAACGCCTTGTCAAAATGGGAGTTATGAATTAACACATAATTATTATTACCCGGTTATTGATTTTGATGGGGAAGTTGTCAACCTATATTGCCCTAGATTGGATGAGGAAAATAATCCAGTAAGTTGTTATTTAAACTTCATAGCTGGCGGAATATCACACCTCGCATTCACGCCAATAAGAAAAAACGAAACAAGCAATTGGCTGGTTGTCGTCGATTTTTGGCAAGGGTTAAAGATAGCTCAACAACGCCAAAATAACGTCTTGGTGACATTCTCAGCGTATAACAGCTTATTGGTATGCAATCATATTGATGATATGCGCAAAGTGCCTGTATTGCGTTATGAGGATACACAGGCAGAATCATTATGTGATAAAGGCGTGTGGATTTATTTAGATAGTGACGGAAAATTGACTAAGAAGAAAAAAGGGGAGTATTTGGATGATTGATTTGAATGTGTTACTAAACTACGTTACAATGAGGGTATTATGATTACAGAAAAAAAGTGTAAAAATTGTGATAAAAAATTCCACGGAACAGCCAGAGCAGAATATTGCTCAACAAAATGCAGAGTTGCAAATCATAGAAAGAAAGGAGGCGATACAAAAGAAACTTCTTAGGTACTTTACTGGCAAGCCGTGTAAGTATGGGCATGTTGATGAGAGACTTTTATCATCAAGGAAATGTATAACATGTATAAGGGAAGACGCTAGAAAAGAGAGAGAGCATAGATCTGATTACTTTAAGGAATATTACCAATCAGAAGAATATAAAGAGAGGAAGAAAATATTAAAGAATAAGCCAGAGAATAGGGCTAGAAGAAACGAGAGGGCTAGGGAACTGTATTATGAGCAGCATGGCAAAAGTAAGAGGACTGCTAGGGATAAGTACAATTCTATGACTGAAGAGCAGACAAGATCAATGAGGGAAACAAGGAAAAAACTACTAGATACATCTGCAGATGCAAGAATGCTTAACACAATGAGAAACACTCTGAATAGGTGTTTAAGATTAACTGGAAGAAAAAAATCAACTAGAACAGAGCCTATGCTTGGTTATTCTAAATCAGATTTAGTCTCTCATATTGAAGGGCTATTTTCGCCTGAAATGAACTGGGGTAATTACGGGGATTACTGGGAAATAGACCACATAAATCCAGTATCTAAAATGATAAAAAACGGGATTACAGACATGAAAATAATAAACGCGCTTTCTAACTTGCAGCCGCTCACTGTTGATGAAAATAGAGCAAAAAGCGACAAGGATAATTATTATGATTGATTTGAACGGAATAACGCTAAGGGATGAATACCAAAAACCAATACATAACTTGACCGTCGAACATTGTAAATCAAGCCTTGAACCAGCAATAATATCTTGTTCAGTCGGCGGAGGGAAAACCGTAAATATTGCAGCGCTAGCAAAACACGTTGCCAGCTTAGGCGGTAGCGTTTTGGTTTTGGCTAGGCAGGGCGAGTTAGTAAGCCAGAACTCAAAAATGGCATGGAAATGCGGCCTAAAAAATAGCGTGTTTAGCGCGTCATTGAATACAAAAAGCACGTTTTACCCTGTAGTTTTCGGCACTGAGGGAACGGTCGCAAGGTCGCTAACCAGTGACTTTAAAGCAAAGAAATTCGATATAATCTTAATTGATGAATGTCATCACGTTGATAATACAGATGTTGCGGAAGCATTAAACCCTAAAAACGTCAACGCTGAATATACTCAGTACACAAAAATCATAACCCACTTCAAGGCGTTAAATCCAAAGCTTAGAATCATTGGCTACACTGGCTCACCATATCGCGGCAAAGAAGATATTATCGGAGGTTTTTGGAAGAAGAAACTTTATGACGTTTCAACTATGTATCTTGTTGGCCTTGGGTATTTAGTTCCGCCCACTTTTGGCTTTGGGGATGATTTGCATAAATACGACTTATCAGAATGGACGCCTGACCAATCAACCGAAAGCGCGAGTGATTTTAGCAGCAAAGAAATGGCCGCAATGCAGCGTAAAATACTAAAAGAAAAACAGGTGACGCAAGTTATCATCGAAGAAGTGATCGAGATAACTAAAAGCCGTGGCGGAGTAATGATTACTTGCGCAGGTAAAAAACACTGTGAGCAAGTGGCTGAATTTTTACCGCCAAACACATGGGCAATCATTACTGACTCGACAACCACAAAAGCGAGGTCGAAAGCGCTCGAGGATGCAAGAGAGGGTAAAATTAAGTTTATTTTACAAGTCGGATGCCTCACGACCGGAATCAACATTCCACCCTGGGATTGCAGCGTTATTCTACGCAGAATAGGGAGCCTAACACTATTAACCCAGTTAATCGGTCGAGTGTTGCGCATACTTGAGCAAGAAGATATCGATAGAGGGTTTAAAAAGTCTGACGCATTAGTCTTAGACTACACAGATACATTCTCAAGCTTTGGTGACATTTACGATGACCCGATGCTAGACCGCGCGCGAACTGAGAAAGCTAAACAGTCCAACGAAACCCAGCCTTGCCCACTATGCGAACAACCAAACAGCATGTACGCGGTAAGATGTATCGGGCAATCAGACAATGAAGAAGATGGACGATGTGGTCACTTTTTCAAATTCAATATGTGCTTTCGTTGTAACACCATGAATTCACCCAGCGCGCAAAATTGCCGAAAGTGCAAAGCCATTATGATTGACCCGGCTGAAAAATTAAAGGGTAAGGCTTACACTGATGACGATTACAAAAAGGTGCTGTCAATGGAGTGGGAGCCAGCAAAAGGCAAAGGGTTATGGGTTAAATACTACCTTGATTCTATTTACACAAAACAAGGGATTGAAAGCCAAGAAGTAGCAAAAGAACATTATGACCCGTTCAGCACTGAGCACCATCACAAAGTAAGGTGGAATAACTTTTTAGAGGCTCACATTAACGGCACCTCATGGCGTTTTGCGGTCAAAAAAATGCGTAGCGTTCAACAGATAATTCACAGCAAAGCCATGTTTGATGTTCCAACGCATATCACGCACAGGCTAAACGAGAAAACGATTAGCATTATCGCAAGACGTAAATTTTTAAGCGGTCGAGAGGCTAAGTAACTGGTTAGACCACTATATTATTATTTTTGTGTATAGTGGTGGCTAGGTTAAACAAACAAAAGTAAATAGGATTAATTATGATTACACGTTCATATTTTTTAAGCGTTAAATATTCACATAACAATGGCACATCAAGTTATTCTTGGTGGAATGGAGTTTTAAATACAGTTAGTTTTTTTAAATATAAGCCTGAAGAATTATTAAAAACTGCTAGAGAAATTAGTATTGATGAAATATCTAAAATTTACCCAAAATGTGACAGTAATTCAAAGATAGAAATTTTATCAATAAACAGGATTTAAATTAATGAAAAACTACAAATCACTAACAATGTCAAACTCAGAATACCGCGACCACATAGGCGCGGCTAACTCTGATTTATTGCTAATCGAACGCAGTGCATCAGATTATATTTGGTCTAAAAACGCACCAGTTGACGAATCAAAAACAGCGGCTTTCGACTTTGGAACCGCATTGCATACCGCACTACTTGAGCCTGAAAAATTCAATAACCAAGTTGTTATTTACTCGCAAACAAAGACCCGTGAAACAAAAGCGTTTCAAGAGTTTTTAGCTGAGCATAACAACGAAAGTAAAATCATTTTACTCGAATCTGAATACGATAAATTACGCTTTACTGTTGACGGTGCAAAATATCATCCAGCAGTTAACCGGTTATTGACTTGCCCGTCAGACAAAGAGGCGTCGATTTTTGTTAATGACAAAGCGCGTGATATTGTTCGCAAAATCAGACCCGACTTAGATTATTGTAATCACGGCAAATTGTTGTTAGCAGATGCTAAATCAACCGATAAAATTAGCGATTGGAGAGAGGATGCACGATGGAAAAATCCATTGTTTACGCGCAATTACGCGCATACTGCCGCTTATTATATGGATACTGCCACTCTATTTTACGGTGAAAATGTAGACGAATATACATTCGTTGTCATTCAGAAACATATTGAAATGGGGCGCTATCCAGTTGCGGCAATAACGATAACCCGAGACGAATTAAACGGTTTAGGCGCATTTGACCAGATGAATTACAACTTGGATAAATACGCAACTTGTTTGCATTCTAATGATTGGGATGAAGTGGAAAGGTTTCCACTGTTTGGTGGATTTGGTGAAATAACGATAGAGGATGCATAAATGGAATGCCCTAAAAGTGAGTGGATAGTTAAGCGCAATTACTTTGTTGTTAAAGCTGTAGATAATTTTGAGGAGCTGTTTTTGCAGCAAATGGACGACGACCCTACTGATGACGATATTAATTTTATAAATAGATTAATTTCAATCAGATCGTTTTTTGTTTATCAGTTTCCAAGTTTTTTAAGTGGTCAGTCAGATGATGATGCGGATTACTTTGAAAGATTCGATGACAACAGAGTATTAAAGAGAAATATGTTCACAATTAAAGAGGATGCATAAAATGACTTTAGATATCAGTCATACAATATTGACAAAGAGTGACCAGTTAAACGCTGATGATTTAATCGGTAACAACATGATTTTAAATGTTACCGGAGTTAAATTATTAAACTCTGACGATCAACCGATTGTAATTGACTATGAAGGCGGTGAAGGTCGTCCGTATAAGCCGTGTAAGTCAATGAGAAAGGTCTTAGCAGGGCTATGGGGTGTTGATGCTAATCAATGGATTGGGCGCACCATGAGCGTGTACAATGACCCTAATGTAAAATGGTCAGGCAAAGAGGTCGGCGGTATCCGTATCTGTGGATTGTCACACATTGATAAAACTAAATCGGTATCAATGAACGAGTCGAAGCACAAAAAAACGACTTACATTATTGAGCCGTTAAAGATTGAACAACGCACTGAACAAAAACAACGCGCAGTTTGGCCGGACGATAAATTTAATGCGCAATTCGATAAGATGAAGACAGCCATTGAAACTGGCAAATCAACGGTTGACAGTATCGTTACGTTTTTGCAGAAAACAGCGGATTTAACACAGTCACAAATCGACAAGTTGAATTCAGTTAAATTAATCGAACAACAATCAGATGATGATTTTTTTGGAGATAATCCAGATGAGTGATATTAATATTGAGACGTCGTCATATCAAGGTATGGCGTTATGCAAAATTCTTTATGAAAACCTTAAAGGGCTTGGGATATTCCCCGCGTTAACTGGTGGGCTTCTTTATAAGGATGGATTCAGAAAAGACATTGATATTGTTTTGTTTAGGCATAGGCAGGATGTAATGTCATTTGAAACAAACCAACATGACATTCAATTGGCGCTATTGAGGTCAGGCGTTGAAATTACTGGGTTTTATGGGTTTATCACTAAAGCCAAGTGGAAAGGAATTATAGTGGATTTATTCAATCCAGAAACAAAAGAATTTTTTGATGATAGTGAATATGGAGATTGTGAGTAATGAGTCACACAGTAACAGGTAAATTAAACAAAGCCGCTAGACGATACGACAATCAAAACGGTTCAACTTTCTTTGTTAGCGTAGGTGAAAAAAACTACAATTTCAAAGATAAAAAAGACGAGTGGACAAACTACGAGGCTGCTTTGTTTGCAAAAGATGCACAAGTTAATTTTTATGAGTCCGCATTAATTGAAGGTTCTATAATTTCAATATCTGGAACCGGATTAATAATTGATGATTCAAATAAAGACTACAAAGCTAAATTGGTTATCCAAGATGCTAAGTTGGTTTATATTAATTATGACAGCGGAAGCCAGCAACAAAAGCCAGCAAGCCAGCCGCAACAACAAAACAAGCCCCCATCAAACACAACTCCAGACATCGACTTTGACGACGACTCAATCCCATTCTGATAACAATCGCGCCTTCGGGCGCTAAGGTTTTGCAATGACAAAAATAATAATCGGATGCGATCCGGATGCCGACAAATCAGGGGTTGCAATATACAAAGGTGGCGAACTAATAGAATGCAGGAGCATGCCATTGATTGATATTTATTTGATGATGAAAGTCGAATCAAGTTCATCTAAAGAGTTATGGATTGACATCGAACTCCACATTGAAAACCTAAATGGCAACAAGTCGAGCGCGTTTAATTACAATCGACGAGACAGCAAGGCGGTTATGGGCAAAAAATCCGAGTCAGTCGGAAAATGCAAACAGGTTCAAACTGAGATTGAACGAATAGCGGAATATTTCGACATTAAAATAGTTCGTCACCCAGTTAGCCCGATGTGGAAAAGCCAGATACAGAAAAAAGAGTTTGAGCGCGTTACTGGCTGGAAAGGTTCCAGTAATGAAGATAGCCGATCAGCTGCTTATTTTGGATACTTGGGTGTAATCACTGGTAAGACCACTTAACGCTAAAAAGTGTGTATATTGGTTTGAAATTAGTAGAGAGGATGAATAAAAAATGACCCCACACCAAACCAGAGCCAAATTAGCGCACCTACAGCGTGAATTTGCGCTAAACGACATTAAGCTGTCCAAGTCACTCATATTAATCGACGGGCTGCTAGATGCGCTTAACGAGACTGTCAGCGTGATAGCTAAACACGAGCATAACGACGACGCGCTCAAGTCTATTGAGCGTTATTTGGAAATGGTTATTGATAGTACTAATGATAAGTTGGGGGAATTGTGATTAACAACATCGAGTCGTACAATAAAAAACAACTAATTGAATTGGTTGAATTGCAAATCGAAGAATATAGAAAGCTTCTTGCTGATAATTATTCGCTGAAAAAAGAACGCGATGCCTACAAAAAGGTTTTACTCTACTGCAAACACAATAAAGCTGGGCAAGGCTCACGAATAAATGGTGTTTTGTGGGAATTTAGCGATGATGTATAACTGGTCATACCACATGCAGATAAAAAGTAGTTTATAGTTAGTGGGAAATTAATTAAGGAGCGGATGAGATGCAAATAATTAAACTAAGCGCAGGTTACATGTTGGTGACTTCATGTGGAAGCGTGCTGTTCAGTGATGCGGGATTTAATGAAGAGAGCGGGAATATTGAACTCGAAAAAAACAATCAGCGGGTTTTTATTGTTGCCAGTTCATTGTCAGTCGAATTTGAAAAAGCATTTATTGAAGCTGGCGGGGTGATTGAATGAACTACAGCCCAATACCACCAAACGACTATCCGCCTGAGTGGGATGAAGATGATGCAGAATACGAACGTGAGCGAAATAGAAGAAGATTTGGGGGAGATGATTGTGAATGAATATCACCATGATTTACCATTATTTGAAACGGTAGCGGATAAAGAGATTGCAAGTCTTAAGGCTAAAATTGCTGAGCTTGAGAAAGAAAATAGTGAACTAAAGGATGTAATAGTTGCTCATCAAATAGCTGATGAAACTGGTTATATTGACGGGTTTGGGTGGGTTTCTAATTGGTCTGAAATGGAAGGTAAGGTTCAGCAGTTACTACAAGCCCACAACCTTGAGCAACAATCTTTAGCATTAAGCTCCTTTAGATTTAAAAAATCTGACTCAGTAACAGTGTTAAATCATTTAAGCGATGGTAGTTATTCGCAAGAAGATCATGACTTGGTTTTTGAGGAATTAAAAGCGGTTGAGATTATTCTAGATAATGCTGCAAGTGCATTAACGCAGCAAGCAAAACAACTACGCGAAGGGGTGAAGTGATGGAATTCATTAATAATTTTTTACTTGGCATTTTATGTGGCGCATTAGCAATATCAATTTATCACTGGCTTTACGTATCAGTTGTCATGACAAGAATTAAATACCTATTTGCTGAGCTTTACCAAATATTAGGTGTTCATGATGCAAGCGTAGATGTTATGGATGCCGTTTCTGACGCATCAGAAGGAAAGTTTACAAATAAATCACTATTACCCTACACCATCCAAGGCGGTGACGAATGAGTGAGATTTTTGTACCGCCAAAAATTATATATGTCTTGAATGGTGAGAATGACAACTCTTACCCAAGTGGATTTTCAAATGAAATCGAAGCCAATGAGACAGCAGAGTGCATAGGCGCATCAGTAATCGAGTACATCAGAAAAGATACACAAAACACCCGCACACAAAGCCAGTGTGAGCCAATAGATATGAATAATTTGAGAAATTGCATTTCTATGGCGTTAAATGACTCGCTTGAGCTAGAAATTGGAGCAGGACATACAATAACCAGTATAGACGGTGAGCTTCTATATAACAGAATTCGAGGAATATTAGACGCTATTACCCCACTACCATTAAAGTTAGGTGAATGATGCTTAACTACTTTATATTGCTGCTATTAATCTGGTTAATTTTGGAGTGGCTTGAAATAGGCGAAGAGCTAAACACTGGTCATACCACTAAAGAAGAATAATAGTGGTATGATTTGGGAAATTAACGGGTTGCATTATGACTAAAGCAGAAGCGTTAGAAGAAATTAAAAAAGAGTTGAATTCGACTGACAGCTTCTTTTTGTTTATAAAAAACGAAGTATTGCGCGATGCTGGATTACAGCATTTATCTGGAAAATCGAATTACATTATTGTTAGCAGAAGCTGGTTATTCAGCAAAGAAAGTGAACTTAAATGAAAATAACAGAACTTATAGGTAAAGAGATAACTTCAATAAGCTGGAATGACCTTGAAACCCTGCGTCAATCTGAGCCTATTGTTTTTTATGATGTTGAATCAATAGAAATTATATGTGAATGGGTTAAGTTTAAAGGAAATGATATAAAGTCTTTTATTGTAAAAGAAGGTGCATTTCGCTATTCGTTCTTTTATACAATAAAAAAAGAATTGCATCATCATAAGCCATCAATGATTCAGCCAGTCGATAATAAAGAAACATTTGTCCAACCAAGAAGGTTATTTTTATCAAATGACGTAATTGGTTTTTGTAATAAATTTAAAGATATGAAACAACAAAGACAATTAAGGAGACTTGAATAATGAAAAGCATCCTAAACCACTGGCTCAACGGCCGTACAATTGAATGGATTGCAAACCGTGAAGGTTTAACAGTCTCGCAAGTTAATGAAGTTATCAGAAATGAATGGGTGGCGTTGTGAGTATACAAACTAGCGGAGAGTGCACTTTAAGCTTTTCTATGTCTAAGCCGAAAACGTACGAAAAATCAGGGTATGAAGACCTTGAATATGTACCTATCGGAAAGTTAAATCACCATAAAAAAATAGAGGAATGCATTGAGCAATTAAGTATATATTTTGATAGCTGTTATATTAATGATATTTATGAATTAATAATAGAGCCTAAAAATAACGTTTATTTTATGCTTTACGATTTGCTTAGTCTTGAAGCTGATGAGATTGAAATAAACTTTAAGCGAAAATTTATAGAGTGGGTTTCTCGTAGTGCTCATAAACATGTTACACCGTACTGGAAAAACTGGTTTAAACGTGGGTTTAAATCATACCTATGCGTTAATTTTTCAGATGACGATTTAAAAGTTATTTATACAAAACTAGGCAATGGAGTTAATCAAAAACTAGCAATTAAATTTATAGAATCTAACTTTGATGTTAGTTTGCTAAGGAATGCAAAATGACCGAATTCAGCTGCACATGCATAATCAACAACAAAGAACAAAAGTTTACTACATCGAACGGGGTATTGATGGGTAACGCTTACGACCAGTTTTCTAACTATTTAGAAATGTCTGGATTGGATATTGACGAGGCCGAATGCTTGGCTATTGATAAGGTGGATTTTCATGAGTGAATGGATAAGCGTTAAGGATAGATTGCCAATAACTAAACAAGAAATGGTTGATAAAAATCTAAACTACAATAGTGTTGAGGTTATTTGCTTTGGTAAAATTGGCGACCATACTGTTTACATAGATGACTTTGAGGCAGGCAATACTATAAATTTTTGGTGTAAATTTGCATCTACAAGCCCGACCCACTGGATGCCATTACCGGAGCCGCCAAAATGAACAAACCAACATGGAACAGAAAATCCAACAAGCCAAAGTTCAATGACGAGAAGATACTAAGACGTGTTGTCGATTTGGTTAAAGCAAAAACAAAACTGTCTGATATCGAAAAGCAGACGGGCGTACCCGTTAAAGCAATCAAAAACAAAATGATGTTATTGGGGCATAGCCTTAGGGGTTTGAGTTAGCCTTTAAACTATCTCTTTGCACCTTATTTTTCTTTTCGTAGCTTCTGGCGCCAACTAGACCAAGCATGCCAAGCAATACTTGCATTGTCGTGTTTGTGTCTATGATTGGGAATGTGCCAGCGTATCCGAACATGGTCGCAATGAACCGCATTAAAGGCTCAAGTATTGACGCATACAATAACGCAAATCCACAGCACCATCCCACAAATGGACGCCAGCCTGCTACAAATATACTAGCGTGACCGGCTTCAACCTTGTTTATTTCAAGCTGCCCAGTTAGTGATTGCACATGAGCGTTAAGCTCTGCCAAATCACCCTTTTGCCTTAGTTCCTCAAGTTTAAATAGTTGCTCTGCCTGTTTTGTAGGGTCAGGCCATATTTTTTCAATGGCTATTTTGCCAATGTCGAAAAGTGCGGATAGTGGGTTTAAGTCCATTACATACTCCCATTATGCTCTAAAGAATAATGATTTCCGTCTTTAAACCTTCCGCCCCAGCGGCACAATGGGTTTAGAGATTCCCAATATAAACCAATTGGTTCATGGTCTTTATCTGTTGTTAGATACACGCCATCTTTAAATAAATTAAGGTCAATAGCCAATCTAATTTTATGACAGCTATTTTTGTGACCGTAAGCAATTTTGACGCCTAATTCACCATGCAATCTGGTATCTCTGTATGCGTCACCAAAAGTAACCTCATAACCTCTTGTGTGAATAAAGTTTAGCAAGTCAGATACAAGTCTTGTAAATAACCTTTGTTTATCACCTAATGAGTGTGTCATTCTTCATCCCTACTTATTTCAAGTATTCGTTGAGCAGTGGCTCGATGTATAAACCTGTCTCTATAGTGGGTGGCGCAATAAGCCACAAGCTTTGCACAAAAGAATTTGTCATGACAGTCTATGCGCTTTTTTAGGTATATACCGATTAAGCCCCAAGGGTCGAACATTGCTTTTCCGACAAGCGCCCTAGCTCTTTCTATGTCGCCATCGAGATAGGCATATCGAACCATTTTATACTTTTCTAAAAACTCACTAATAGGCGTTTCAACTACGCCACCAAGTTTTATTGAATTCTTTTTCAATCCTAGCAATACTAGCAACATAGGCCAAACAGCAATACCTTTTGCCTCGATTACATAATCGCCATCAACTATGCCAACATGGGACCAACGCGACCATGTTTCACTCTGAATCCACCGACTTATCCAATGTTTGTTTCTTGCGAATATTATCTTCATTTATCTCACGCATTTTGTGTTTATGCTCGATACGTCTAAAAATAAAATCGGCAGCGTTTTTAATAACAAGCGACACCACCCCAACGATTGGCGCGTACACTATCCAATCCGGTGCAGCATTTGCGCAAGCGTCAACAATTGGGTTGTTATGTATTTGCGAGGCTGCAACTTGAACTGTTCCACCTCCAACACCAACACCAACACCAAAATAATTAATTAACTTACTCAGCATCGGGTTCCCGTGGTCGCTGATTGCTCTTAATAAATTCATCGTGTTTTATTTTCCGTTTTCTTATGTGTTTGAAAGTGCCATATATCGCCCACCCCAGAAAAGCTATAGCCCCTATTTCGTAAACTGTTTGTGCTGTCATGTGATGCCTCAAACCCAACGTAAATAAGACTTATAGCTAACGCAATTTGTATGTAATTATATAAATATGAAATAAGCGTTACCGTTTCTGGGTAGATAAAATAATCAATTGCTACAACAAGATGGAAAGTTGAATACCAAAGCATCGCGGCAGATAGTCGCATTGTAGCAACAAAGCAAGGCGGGATAAATATTAACCCGTAAATAACATGATTAATTACTGCGGAGTGTGAATCAAATAAAGTTGAAATATATAAGCATGTGATAGCATACGACAATACAGCCGGATACATTAACCTGTTAAAATAAAGGGCCGCTAAAAAGCAGCCCATCAAAATGGCATCGGTCATTACTTTTTACCAGTGCCGCCCTTGCCTTTACCTTTTGTCTTGTTGCCCATTTTACACCTCTTTAGTTTATGGATTTAAAATAAATTGATTATTAACCATCGCCAACCGCGTTTGAAATATCAATATTAACTGCTGACTCCAAGTTAATGACCCTCCCGACAGTTTCGATATTTCCTTGTTGAAATCATTAATTATTAATGTTGCTATCATTTCAGGAGATACATCCTCCTGAATGTTTGAAGGCAATGTGTCATACAGTTTTACTATATCCCAATCATTACCGTTTTGCTTTAATAACGCAGGTTGCAAAACGTCTGGGTTTTTAGGGTCTGACTTATCAAGAAATCCAATACAAATAATATTATTATTTACATTCTCTTGCTTTGTTGTTGATACAAAATCTGAAAGTTTCATAATAGCCTCGTTTTAATAAAAAGATTCTTCTTGTGTTCCATCTGCCAGCAGTTCAGTAACGCGGCCACCGGCAATAATTCCGACAGATTGCAAATAATTCAGCCCGTCGATTAACTCTTGATAATCTAAGTCTGCGTGACTTGAATTATTCATATCCTCAGCAAGAACTTGAACAATAGGATCTGAACTTACCTTAATCGCAACTTTTTCAGCAATGGTAAATCGACTTCTCATTGACCCCTTTGTTATTTTGCGGATTGGCGCAGGTGACCCAATTACGCCAGCGCTTTCTATCTTATGGACGCCATTATCAAATATTGTATTTAAGCTCATAATATTGGCCTCGCTAAATAATCAAGTGCTATTGACGTGTCGGCAGTTGTTTGAACTTCAAGAAGAAAAGACTGATTGCACCGAATTGCAGATTCCGGCGATGACCCAATTAGAAATAAAGTTCCACCAGTTACAGATGTTGATGCATTCCATATAACAACACCGTCAATAGTAAGCTTAACTGTTACAGATTCGCTTTCTGTAATGCCCGTTAGTCTAGCTAAGCTAGTAGCCCATTTCCCAGTAAGCGAAATAGCTGTCGTTAATGAACCGACAGCATTTATTCCGCTAACTGTTTTAAAAGTTAGGGCGCTACTAAACTTTGCTGAAGGAAACGTTAAGTCCGGCGCTAAAATAGGAAGGCCGCCAGAACTCTTTATATTACTAAGTATTACATCACTCATTTACGCAGTCTCCAATAAACTAGCAGATCTGGCAACTAGGTGCACGGTATCGCCAGCCGGTATTATCAAGTCATCACCAGATGATATTGTTCCGATGTCGCCTTTAATTGTATTCGAAGGATTCAAAAACCTTACAATCTGAGTGCTATCAATGCTATTTTTAATAACAACAAAATCATCAACCTCCCACGTTGGCTGCGTTAACTCAGTCACGCCAGCGGTAGCAACTATGATGTAACTAGCATTTGCCGCAATTGTTGCGGATGCGGTTAACGTAGACCATCGCGTCCCACTAACATAAACCCAGTCTGCATTTGTTCCGCTTGGCTCACTTGCTGTTATATCAGCTAAATAATTAACAAGCCGCCACAAAGCGCCGTCGTGCTGAACGCTTATACCAGATAACCCCTCACCTGTTAGCGTAGACCAAAGTCCTTCAAAATTAGCGGCGGCTGCGGATGATGCAGCGGCTCCAGTTGCCAATGTCGCGTTAGCGTTCACCTCTACAGCAACGGCATTGGCCTGAGTTGCAAAAGCATTATAATCAGTCGGAACCGTAGCAAAATAAGCGGCAAAAAAATCAGCGTTATCAGAGAATTCATCCTCAAGCTGATCGAACCTATTAGGTGGCGTTCCTGTATAATCTGGTATTACCTGTGTTATTTCTGCCATTTATATTACACTCTGAACTTGAATTGTTGCCGAGCAATAACTGGGCGCATTAATGTTAATTTGATTATTCCTATAATACCCTAACGCTAGCGTCGCGTCATCTTCTGTCCCTTCGCCAATCCAAACCGCGCTAGTTGCTCGAAGGTCTGAAAGCGTATTATAAACAAAGTTTAATCTACTTTTCTCTATTCTAACATCAAAATCAACTAACTTACTAAATCTGCGACGAGTAACGCCGGTAAAGTTTCCAAATTCGTCCGTGTTGGCAATAGAAAAATCCAATAGCTTGAACCCGCAACCATAAACCGCAACGCCTAAATCAATTTGCTTCCCTAAAACAATCTCTCCAATATCGAGAGGATCTGAGCCGTTAAATTCAAAGTTAACAGTAGCATTCACGTACAGCGGCAAGTCAACTAAAACAAACTGAGTCTGCCTAACAACTGGCTGAAACAAATAAGAATAAAAGCCAGTGACAGCGCTATTATCCGTTAGTCTAACCTCTCTATTGTAAACCTCCCCACCAGCAGGATCGTCAACAGTCACAATGGCAGACGATACGCCACTCAATCCAAATACTGCCACTCCGTCAACGTTGCGCCTAATAGTAAACCCCATATTAAGAGGCGAGTTGCCGACAGATGGATTGCTGATAATTCCGTCAGTGAATGCCCATCTATTAGTGGGTCCAACTATTAACCACTTTTCGCCAACTCCATCAGTGTAAACATCAAGAGTTGGATCAAGAGTGTTGCTATCAACAATGGATTTATATATTTTATGGGTAACAGTGCTTATCCGCTCGTCACCAATCGAATAGCTGCCAGCCACCCATACCGTTTCGCCCGTATCAGGCTCTGGTATATCACTCGTTAGCATCGCGTCAGTGATGGCGTAAGGCTTGATAACTATCATGCTGAAATCCTCACTACCTGCCCGTCTATCTCTGTGCGCTCTGCTACGTTTGCGCTAGTCGCTGTGTTCTTGGCAATTGAGTTTTGAGCGAATTTCATTTCTTCAAGCTCCGAAGCCATCTTTTCTAACAACTCAGTTTGTTTAGCAATAACATTTTGTTGCTGTGCGTTGGTTTGCTCATAGTTTTGTTGCGCTATCATAGCATTGTTTACAGAAGTCGTGAACTCAGACATTGCATCCGATAGCGTCAAAATTCTATCATCAATACCAAGCAATGCATTTAATTGCATTTCAGCGCTTGCTAATATCTTATCAACGCCATCAATTTGCATTTGCAGCCACTCATCATTGGCCGCTACTGCTTCGTCATAAGTCGCTTTAAGCAATAATTTTTGATCATCCAAACGCATCATATGTGCTTCATTTGCAGCAGATGCAGACTCAATTTGAGCATCGATGCTGGCTAGCACCATTTCTTCAACGCTTAACTGTGCATCTGCGTAAGTACCAAGCTCTTTAAGTCTTGCTGCATTAACCGCTTGCTCGAATGACATCTCTGTCGAACTGCCAAACGTGCGCCCTTGGCTTAATCCTTCAATCACTGCGCTAACACTATCAGAAGTTGGCAAGCTGCCACCTTTAGCGCCTGAGAGCATTTTGACTAAAGCTTGTTGAGCAGTGCCATAATTCATGCCACCAACAATTGAGTTATTTTTCAACAAGTCAGAAAGTTGACGCGCAGCATTGACGGAATCCTCAGCCGCTGACTTTTGATTGTTTAATGATTCTAATTGAGCATCATGCGCAGCTTTTGCGGCATTAGACTCAGCATCAATGGCAGACATCGCCACACTATGCTCGTTAGTTAGTGCGTCCAATCTTGTTTGATGCAATGTATTGTATTGCTCTTTTTCAGCATTCGCAGCACGCTCTACTAAGCTCATAGATGAACTCGCTCTACTGTTTGCATCGTCCATCATTTTGCTAGCGGCATCAATTAAAGCATTTGCTGCATCAATGGCAGACTGCGCGGAATTCTGTCTCGCCTCGTTTAGCTCAATCTCTGCCTTAGCAGCATCCTCAGCAGCGAATATCTGCATCAACAGTGCTTTATTAGTATCGTCGATTGATGCAAGCTCTAACTGTCTGCGCACCGCTAGAGCCTCAGTTTCCATGCCTAATGCATCCATCAAGCGCAGCTCTAAATCTTGACGCTGGTTTGCAATCTCTAATTCTTTATCTGCAAGCTCACGAGCAGCATCAGCAGCTATCTGATTAGCGCTTGCTAAGTCTTGCGCTGCATAAATTTGTTGCAATAATCCGCGCAAAGACTCATCAGTTGACTCAATCTCTAGCTTTCTGCGCATATCTAGCGCTTCTGAGCTGTTTCCTAATGCATCGGCTAATCTTATTTCTAAGTTTGTACGAGCATTGGTTAAATCAGCAACGCTTGATACTGCGCCGGTCTGCTTTTCTATCGCATCATAATACTCGTCTAAGCCCGGAACTAATCGCATTAATGATGCGAATACTTGCTGGTCCGCTTCGCTCGTTAAGTCAAGCGCATCAACAATTGCGCGGAACCCATCTCGTGTACTTGGAAGCGTTTCGCCCAATCCACTCATCGACTCAGTTAGCGACTTAGCTAAATAATCAAATTGTTCTGACTCACTGAAAAACTGCTCAAAGTATTCATTAGTAGCGCTGGTAAATTCCTCCAACCCGCCCATCATTGTAATGATTGATTGCGCAACATCGACGCGCATGATTGCAGACACATCACCTAGTGATTTGCCCATCTTATCAATTGCATCATTGAATACCGCTTGCTCTTTAGATACCCTTAATAGAGTTTCTAGTGCTCCTTCACCTATTTGTTGATATTCAGTGATTTGCGGTAATACATAAGCTGCTAATAAGTCGCCTTTCTGCCCTATGACCTGTTCAAGTTTCTTCTGTATTTCTTCGCCTGTCATATCTTCAAAGCTGATTGAGCCAAGGGATACTTTAAAAGATTCTATTGTTTTAGCTGTATCAATACCGAGAGAGTCAACAGAGCTTGAAACGGTTTGTCCTAAGTAGTTAAATATAGAGCTAATCTGGTCTAGTATTGCAGACTCAACGCCTGAAAATTGAGTGTCAGTCGATGTCTTTTTGGATAAGCCCCAGAACTTTTTCTTAGTTGTTTCGATGACGTTATAATAGTAACCCTCGAAACCGTCTGACATTATATTGGCCATGCTTTGAGAGTCGAACTTAAGTCCAGAATCAATTAGCTTTTGTTTCTTAGAGCTAAAGCTTCCAAATATTTTATCCGCTATATCACCTAATCCTATTGCGTCCATGATTCTAGCTACTGGGTCTAACTTTCTAAGAACTCCACCTAGTTTTGAGTCTAGGAAGTTGGAGCTTTTCAGTTCAGCGCCACCACCACCAAAGCTAGTTGATGATATTAAAGATGTTGCAAGTTTTGCTATACCATCTGATAGGCCTGTTAAGCCATTACTTATTTTTTCAAGCTCTGACAGTTGGTCGTAAGCAATGTCTTTATACTCACTCATTGAGTTGCTAACTGAGCTACTAGACGCTTCACTATCGCCCAATACTGTGCCAGTGCCGCTTTCAGGTTTGGTGTATGAACCACCGCCTCCACCGCTTACAGCTAACCCCATGCCGCCAAGCACGACACCCATAGCAGCCACACCAGCGAAGCCGCCCCACCCTGATTGCTCGAACATTTTAGCAGCGCCTGATGCAGCGGCAGCCAAGCCTTTTTGCAATGACATCGCTATTTCGATAGCTGCAAATCCTTTTTCCATCGCGTGTAAAGCTTTACGCTCTTTTGATTGCTCTTTGAATAATGATGAAGCAGCGCCGGCGGTTTTACTTAACAGTCCAATTTGCGTTTTTTGGCTTTCTGTTGTTAGGTCTGCTAGCGCTTGTTCAGCCTGCATTTTTTGTGCAGTTGATGACTTGGCATTATCTCTAACGCCAATCCACACCTTCTCCAAATCAGTTATTTTTTCCATTTTAGATGAATAATCATCTATTGCATCTGACATATTGCCAAAGGCATCAACTATAATCGATCCAGTTTGCGTCCATGAGCTTCCAAGAGATTGAGTTTTATCTATTATTTTTTGTACTTCATCTTCTTTTTTTGTGAACTCTGCAAACTCGTCGTCTAGCAATCCCATTAATCGGATCACTTCTTCATAGTCTCCTGTGTCAGCCATCAATCCTAATAGAGCGTCGTAATCAGCGGCATATTGTCGCTGTGCAGCGCCTAGCGGGTCGAGCCTGTCAATAAGCTTTTGCATTTCATCGCTAACCGCTTTTATATCCTCTGGCCATCCCTTAAATGATGTTTTTGTGTTATCAACAACCTCGCTATAACTTTCTAAAGTTGGCAAGCCTTGCTCAAAAACTTTAGTTAATGCGCCTATTGTTTTCTCGTTTTCTTTTGCGTCAACATTTAATGCTGCAAGTTCAAGTTTTAATGATGCCGCAACTTTCGCCCATTGATTGGTCGCTTTATTTCTTGAGTCGCCATTGCGCTGATTTGATTCGGCCGCCTTTTTTTCTGCGTCAGCTAATTTTTTGCTTACATCTATACGCTGTTGGTCAATCGCCATACCCGCTTGCTGTGCTTGCATGTAAGTTTGAGCGTACTTATTTCTCAGTGCTTTATTTTGCTCCTCGTTCATAGATGAATATGCAGACTTTAGTTTATCTAATTCATCAGCAAGCTTTCCTTTAGATTTTGCATCATCATCGCTTGCTTTTTTGCTAAGCCTGAATGCGATGGTGGCCGCTGAAATAGCAGCCAACACTAAACCAAATGGGCCTAATAAAAATTTAGTTGCTACGGTTAAAACTCCGGTAGCAGTTGCAGCAGCAGATAATGATGAAACATAAGCAATCATCGATGGAACCATTGAGGAGGCAAGAATCGCAGCACCAGCGCCTATCCCGACAAATAAGTGGTCTATGTTTTCTGACATTGCCACCAACACAGTGCCGAGTGAAGCTGTAGCCGCCATTACCGCCTTTGATGAACCTGCCCATTTTGCAACATTAGAACTTACTACCTCGCTAGTCTGCGACCATGTTCGCTCCGTAATATCAGCCATTCTTTGTGCTTGCTGGCTATACTCTTCAAGAGCGTCAACCATTATTTTTGAGGTGATTCCACCAGTCGCTGCAAACTCCCTTAATTCTCCTCGAGTCATTTTTAGCTTAAGCGCTAACGCATCCATTATGCGTGGAGCGCCCTCAGCGACAGAATTAAATTCATCGCCACGCAAAGCGCCAGCAGCTAAACCTTGGCTTAACTGCCTAATTGCTCCAGCGGCTTCCTCTGCCGATTTGCCACCAGCTAAGAATAGGTTATTGATTGTACCAACTACACCTAAAACGCGATCGGATGATACACCCAAGCTTTCAACGCTTCTTCTCAGTTCTCCGTATAATTCAGCGGTTGATTTGAGATTACTGTTAGTAGCTTTTGCAACGTCGAATACTTGTTTTTGTATCTTATTGAATTCCTCTTCTGATTTAGCAACTTGTTTTAAAACGTTGTTATACGAGCGCCATTCATCCGCGTATTGAGTTAGCCTGTTTGCCGCTATGATTGCACCCAAAGCGCCTACAGCCGTAGTTAATGCAGTGGTCGCGGTTCGAGCAGACATGAAGCCCTTACTCATGCCGTCAGATGACTTGGTGATTGACTTTTCTGTCTTGTCGCCAGTGGTTGCTAAGTTTTTTAACTTAGTGTCGGCTTTTGTTAAATCATCGGTATTGGCACGAAAACCAATTGTTGCCAGCGTATCCATAGAACCCCCATAAACTTTTTCCTAGTATAACCCACTGGTCAAACCAGTTAAACGAATTGTTTGTGGTATGGTTTGGTTTCGGTAACTAAGAGGATATAAATATGGGACACTGGAATAAAAGAGTTGAGCTAAAAGAATTGGAAGGAAAAGTAATTAAAAGCATTACAGGGTTAATAGAAGGCTCAGAGGAAGTAAGGGTGTTTACTGAGTGCGGCAATGAATACCTTTTTTATCATGAACAAGGTTGCTGTGAGGATGTGCATTTAAATGATTTTGAAGGCGTTGCGGAAGATTTAATTGGCGGCGTTATCGTTTCGGCAGAGGAAAGAAGCAACTCTGGCGATGAAGACTCAAAAGATAAGCCAAGTGAATATTCAGATAGCTTCACTTGGACATTTTATGATATACAGACAACTAAAGGCAGCATATGGATGCGGTGGCTAGGTGAATCTAATGGGTATTATTCAGAATCAGTAGATCTAGCATGGATTAACAAGCCAGATTAAACCCTCCTAAGAGGGCCTCATCATAGCCTTCATTCTTCGACCATTAGCGGCTTGTATCAGCGCTAATGCTTCATCATCTGGAATCAATGGCGGATCAATGTTGTTATCTTGACTTGTCATACTATGCCAACTGCAATAAGATTCTGACATTTTCCTTATTGCTTCGGCTTCCCAATCTAAATAATCAATCTTGTTAGCGGCAAAAAAGCTGGTGATTTCTTGCCAGGTTAACGGCATTATCCCATTAAAACCTTGCAAGCACCTACCAGCTTTACTAAACCAATCAGATAAGTATTGGCAAGGTGACTCAGGCATCCATGCCGCGTCACCGTGAACTCTGCCCCAGCTTGTGTAATTGTCACTATTTTTTGACTCTTTCCAAGGCGCATGGATCCAGCCAAAGTAGCCAGCCCAATCAGCGCAATCAGAGATTACTTTTTTACGTAGTTAGTCCGGTCGGCAATATGCTTGTCAACTTGCTCATAAACAATCGGGTACTTTTTGTAAAAGTCTAAAGCTTGTTCACGAGTGAAACTCTCTTTAAAGTTTTTCCAGCCACACGTTAACTCTGCAACGAATTCTCGGTTAATTTCAAGCCTGCTTTCAATCTCGCTGTCAGATGGCAGCGAATCTTTGTGGCGCTTCTTCTCGATTTTATCCAGCTTGCGAAGTCGCGCAAGGTTTGCAGTTCTTGCCTGCTTTGAGTCTGAGCCATACAACAAAATCAATAACGGCTTAGTTTCGTCATCTACTTTATTGCCGTTTTCGTCGATTTTAGGCATATAACATAAACGTCCATCTGGGAATGTGATATGACATTCTGCCGTGTCGTTTAATTCTAGTTGTGAAAAGTCGAATTCTAAATCTTTAGCCATGATAAAGCCTCATCAGCGTCTTTGCATCCATTAATTGAATGCTAGTGCGAGTGGATGAGTCTCGCGGGGCATGACCCTTTTACTAGCTGCATTAGTGTAACTGGTAAGACCAGTGTTTACAATAAAGTGTGGTATCTTTGTTTTTCTTTTAATTGGATGGAGTTGGTAGAGTGAGAAAACCAGATTTTATAATAGGCGATAACTACATGCATCGGTGGTGGTTGATACCACGCAACAAGTACTTTAACGTATATCTCCACAAGATAATGCATGACGATGATGATCGAGCATTGCACGATCACCCTTGGTGGTCAGTAAGTTTTTTGTTGAAAGGCAAGTTATTGGAGGTGCACAAAAATGGCTCAAGAATACCAAAAAGGTTTTTACCACTAGTTAGGTCTGCTAAGTTCGCTCACATGCTTAAAATCTTGAATGGACCAGCTTGGACATTGTTTATAACTGGGCCAGTAATTAGGAGTTGGGGTTTCCACTGCCCTAAAGGATGGGTTAATTGGGCTGACTTTGTTGATGATAGAGATAAAGGAAAAGTTGGTAAAGGCTGTGGAGAATAAAATAGGGGCGCTAAGCCCCTATTAATTAAAAATGCAACAAACTACAAGTAAGCCCAGTGCCGCCAGTGATAGCGATGGTGCCGGATAAATATGCACTAATTGTATTTAGCGGTATTGCGACAGATGCCCCGATAGCGATTGAGCCAACAGAGTACCCGCCTGACACGTCAACATCACCCACGCCCGCGACAGGAACAACAGTTCCGCCGTCACCGTCAATAACCGGAGTTAATGCGCCGGCTGTATCGTTACGCATGATTAGCGTTGGCTTGTATGATGCAACATAGGTAAACGTGTCAGCAGTTCCGGTCAAATCAACTTCAACCATCGTGCGCTTTCCGCTGCCCGTCATCAGCGTTGGTGTGATAGTAGCCATAATCTACTCCTTACGCTGCGACTTCGACGATAGGCTTGTTAAACTCGATGTTCATAGAAGAACCAACCATTGAGTTTGCAGAGCCTGGGGCTTTAGTTGCGCTGAATGCTTTGCCGTATGTGTAATCTATTGAGCCATCTTGGTATTCGATAGCGACTGATAACAATGCGGTAGCTGATAACACGTTAGCGCGTAAAATAGATTGTCCAGCGTCAATAGAATCATAAGCGCCATCTACAGCAACAGAACCATAGTTGATAAAGCCGCCGTATTTTTCAGTTACGCCAGTTGCTAACGGCTCATGGTTTACAACTTGACGAGTTGGTCCATACGCGGGAATTGTGGTTACTTCTTTTACTTCCGTGAATGTAAGCGCTGCATAGCCTGCTTCGTCGAACGTTGCTGGTGTAGCTGCGGATACTCGCAGAATTGTTTCTGTACTAGTCATTACTGGCATTTTAAAGCCCTCATATAAAAATAGTTAATCGATCGATCATCCTTTGCCAATTGTACAATAAATAGCACTGGTCTTACCAGTTATTTAAAGGTTGCGGTTTTTATGTGGTGGTGTATATTTGTTTTGCGGTCTAGGAAAAGAGAATAAATAACCTAACGAGAGGGTTTTTATATGCAACGTGATAATTAGCCGTTAGAAGCGGTCAATCATAACTAAATGAGACCAGCCTAAAGAGTTTGCGAATTAAATAGGCTACAAGCGCAAATTCAGAGTGATTAGCTAAATAATCAAGAATAAACCGGAACAACTGACGAATCACTCAAGCGAGGCTTGGACTCCTGAGTAATGATAACGGTTTAGACAAGTGACCGCAGGCGCGGTGAATGTTTATTCACATGATGATTGTACGTCAGCGGTATTCGCAGGTGTTTAAGTGGCCACCAGTCATCAGTTGAATAAGTATTCTGTAGTACCATCTGGTCCAGTGAGTCGCAATCTTAGTTTAAGCTCTCCTTGCTTAGCAGTTACGGGTTGTTAATGACAAACGATATATGGGCAAGTCGGGGTTTTTATTTATTTTGTCCCCATCATGCAGGCTAGTCCACTGTGGCGCTACGGACTAATTCACAACAACAGTATATCTAATCATCAATCCGCACTGAATAAATTCGCCATCAGTATAAATCTGCTCGCGGTCAGTCGTTTTAATCTCAACCGTTTGTTCTTCATATTCCAATCTAAGACCACGATAAAACCTTGATATGATTTTGTCAGCAATAGCCAGGGCCTGAAACTTGCCTGTACTTTTTGGATAAAACAGCCCGATACGATAGGCGCCATCTCTGCGTTGATAGCCAGTTGTGTTTAGCGTTGGCGCCTGAGTGATTGCTGGAATGTCCATTTCACGCAAATAAGGAGTGCCAATGACAGGGGTATAAGCCGTATTTTCAGTCACAATATGTGGCAAGTTTGGAATGCTCATTAAGTGGTCGATCAGCGCTTTACTTACATATGATTCGTTTATTGTTGTCATTATTTAACCTTTCCAACTTCATCAGCAACCACGGCAGGGAAATTCATCACGGCCCTGTAAACCATTTTACTGCCTTTTGCTGACCATTCCTTATTTTCTAATCGGTCGGCATAAGGCAATGAGTTTGTCATAAAAAAAGTTGAACCAAGCTCGATGTTAGACACGTTCGACGTTAGCTTATTAATCGAGCCTTGTTTCTCGCCTTCTCCACTGAAATCACCATTAATCGTTGTGCCGTCATAGTCACCAAATGCAAACATCCAGTTGGCCGCAAATCTACCGGTATCAACTGGCGATTCAACAATGACAGAAGTGCCCGACCTAATCAGCGATTTCTCGACAACAGTTTGCATCCTATCTCGTGATAGTTTGCGGAACTCTGCCAGCTTTGCGGATAGGTTGGTGGTTGTCATTGACTAACCGTATAACCAAATTGCTCAATAGATTTTATTGTATCTGGAGATAGAACAGAAACTACACTACTTAAGTTTTCTATTTCTGACACAATAACAGTCATTGTCGCGGTTATTAGAGAGTTAGGATCTATATTTATGTTTATGCTCGTCACTCCTTTTATCTCATCCCCGCTATCCGTGTATACTTTCGTGCCATAACCTGCTTTCATGTCACCGCTTGGTAAAACTATTTTAATTGTCATCCTATTTCCTCAACTGCAAACTATACATAATCAAAACACCAGCAGGGTTAAGCGGATTTAGCGCCACCACACGCCACTTTACACCATCAAGCGTCACCGTCATATTAATTAATGGAGTCTCGCCCTTGTACAACAGTTTAGCGTCACCCATCTGAATTACTGAGCCGTCTATCTCGCCAATTTTGTAGTTTAGTGAGCATCCTAAGCCACTAACAGAAACATCAGGTGTCGCGCCTACAGCATTGCCGTACTGGTCAAAACCCGCTTCTTGTCCCGCCATAACTAGCGTGACAGGTCGGCCAAACTCGTCGAGCAATTCCTCTGCGAGTTCAACCATTTCATTGTAAAAGACTGTATCGGTCATACTAGCTTCTTACCCAAATTACCGCCACCCGCCAAAAACGGACGCATCAACAAATCAAGCTCAGGCACACGAGGTTTATATGTCGGTGTCGTGCCTTCTTGGTATTCGATTTCTTTTTCGAGTGCGTCAGCCTTTTTGAATGTGCGTTTAATCAGCCCGCCACTAATCGCGGCATAATCAATCGTCAATCGTCCAGCTTGCTGCAACTCAACCGCTTTTAATGCGGCTTTGTTTATGAGTGTTAAATACTCGTCGGCAATATCTGGCAACTTGTATTCGTCAGCAATATTGTAATATGTGCTAATAAAATCAGCGGACAGTACCAAATCAGCGTCAATTGTTGACGTATCAACGGTTATGCCACGAGCAGTAGCATACGTCGTATACTCTGCCTCGGTTGTGTATGAGTCTGTGCTTAGTGTTGGCATTTAGACCTCTATTGACGCTATAGCTGAGCCAGTGACTTTGATGCCTGTTGGTGTGATTGAGATAGTCATACTGATCAGACCGGTGTGGCGGCTGTTGTACCATCTCTATTAACCCAAATAGCACCGGCTGTGCCATCTACAGCCCGAACAATAAGACCTGTTGTTGAGTTAAGTACTTCCAAATCTTTTTCTTTATACTGTGCATTTATGTTCTGCGCGATAGTATTTAGTAAAGTTGTAGTGGTCACAAAGTAAGGCTTGTCGGTTATTCTCGGTGATCGTCTTTGCTCAACCCACACAGTGCCATTCCACTCGAATTCCAAAGTATCAACAGCATAAGCTGAAGTGGATGCCTTGTATGGTTTTATGAGCGTAAATGTTGCGTCAAAACCAAAGACTATGCGGCCACCAGTAGCATCCTGTCTGATATGCAAACAGGACTTTTGACCAACAAATAACCCAGCAGTTGATGTAACTATTGTAACCGAACCATCCATGTTTATATAAAAATCAGAGCAATCCCCTAGATCCGCTGTAGTTGAAGCAAAAACTCTGGCGACTTCTGTTTTATTTTGATACTGGTAACTCCATAGATATTTGCCGGCTGGAACCGTACCAACTTGTGTAACAAACGGGGCGTCAATAACTGGCTTACTTGCTATTTTCCAAGGCTTAATTGCTGCACTTGTGTTTGCGTGCGCAGGTCTATTCATTATCGCAATATTCCCAGCCCAACCAGTGTTACCACCTTGTATTGTATTGATGACATTATCTTTGCCGGTGTGGGTACACATAATTAGGTTTTTACTTGTGTCATGCAATGTGCCAAATGATGTAGCTAATGGATTGTGTAAATGCATTGCAACAAAACCGCGTTCGAAATGCACTTGACCCGCGTTTAAGCCCCTAACGCTATCAAGTGTTATATAAACAGGCCCATAGATAACCGGCTCACCGATACCACTACTGTTTGCATCATTCGAGTGATTGAATCGCAACGGGGTATCAAGCGTAATTGCATTACCTGACTTACTCAATACTCGAACATATTCAGCATTGTTGCGTTGTCCAATGTAAATTAAATCATTAGCTACAAGATTGCCTTGCTTAAGTTGGGTGGCGTCAGTAACATTTATAATCGTATCACCTGCTGTTAAGCTCGATGTTATGTGAGTCATGCCCTGATTTGCTAGAGTCGCTTCTCCTGAGCCTGCCGATTCTCTGCACTTAAGACCGTCAATAGAAATGTTATGTAAGTTATAGGCAGCTACATTGTCGCGCTGCATTATTGCAACATTACCCTGCACTAATGCGTTTGTTAAGTTAATATTATCTAATACCTCACCACCTGCATTGTCACCTATTTCAATTAGTGAAACACCTTTGGCAAAGTTTTTTGCAGATATTGTACATTGGTAAGATCGCGATGATTTAACTAATGTGCCAATCCAATATTGCTGACTTGCGTATATCTCAACCGTGGAATCTATTACAAAGTTGCGACATGAACGCATATCAAAAACCCCATCTACCACATCAGCAATGACGTTTATTTTAATATTTCTAAACGTCTCAAAATTATCTAGTTTAGCGCCAGTATGCGCACCAATCGTAATAACTGTTCCGCTGGCCTCAATAGTTGGCTTTTGTCCATCTTTACCGCTAACTCCAACAAACGAAAACCTATTGGCCGCTATTAATCCATTTAATTTATAAGGCTCAGATCGGTACGGTAGCAAAACATAAGTATATCCAGCGTCTATAACGGCTTGTGCGGCGGCGGAATCCGCAATTAAGGTGCCGTCAGCACCAAAGTCAAGTATATTGTTACCTGCCGCAGCTAGCACGGATGAGTAAACATAATTAACCGTATCAACAACATCCTCACCCGTAGAAGCTGTTACGTCTTGCGAATTCACACCGGATTTTAATACACCAATGGCCATTTTATTACCCCCACACTATTGAATTTGTTGTAATTTTGCCGCCACCGACTACGCGGCCACCTTGCAGCCAGATATAGTCGTACATAGCGAGATTGCCATCCGTTGTAATTATGCACGTAGCGCCAGAACCGTTTTCAATTGATGAAATGCCAGCTATCCACTTGCGCACTGATTCTAGCGGTATGATAACAGATTCACCGTCTAAAATATCACCGATTTGATAGCCGACAGTTAAATCTAATTCGCCTAAGCCTGGGACTTTATAAGCAGCGCTTGCAGATGTGCCTTTTAGTATTGGGGTGATTGTATCGCCACTGGTGTTATGAATAATCATTATTTGGTCAGCGTCTTGCTTATACGCGAACGTCTCGTTATCGTCTAACAAGTTAATTATTAGGTCTTTTGTGCCTTTGACTTTTTCAAGGCTTGATTGAATTAAATCTGCCACTATTTTTCCTGATTTGGAATTATAGTGGCATTATAAAGTATCGCGGTTTATTTTGGTAGGATTAAAGATTCTGTGTTTATCCATCCTTTATCATACATGAATTCTATTGACTCCTTGTTAGGATTTGTTAAATGACTACATATATGCTCAACAACCTTGTCGCGCTCTGATTGGATTGGGCGGAATTTGACGCTACCAAGGTGGTAGTGCTGCTCATTGTAATTATTATGGTCTACAACGCATAACTCGTCACCCATAAATCTAATTTTGCACCAAACGTACTGGTTATTACAATTACTTAATTCGCACTCAGCCCCAACAGGCGGCAACCCTTTACCATTCCATTTTTTCATATTATTTAACTCCTCAACCCTATCTTCAAACTCTTTGCGGGTGCATATGTGCTGCCATGATGGGCCGAAAT